TTAAACTGTGGCTGCGGCTTTCAGTATTGCGTTTGACCCAAGCGCATTTGAAGCCGAGTCCGGAGCTTTCGTCACGGGCGTCGGTGCTACCGGCGCAGTAGGTACAATCCAAGCCGTCAACCTTGACGGTGCATTTGATTCTGGTGCGTTCTACGGCGATGCGTTCTTTGTTAACGCACTCACCGCATCTGGTGTGCAAGGCATTGGAACTGTCAACGGGGTAGCCGTTGCTTATGGTTCTACGTTTAGCGTAAGCAGCGTTACCGGCACGGGTGATATAGGCCAAGTTGTTGTACCGGCATTCGTCAACGTTTCCGGCGTAACGGGAACCGGGGCGATCCAAGGCGTATCTGCCACGGTTTCGGTAGTAGCTGTCGTATCTAGTGTTACTGGAACGGGCGGCGTAGGCACTATTCGAGCTATCAGCACAGACGGTGCGTTTGAAGCTACGGCTTTCCAAAACGACGCTTTCTTTGTTGCCGGTTTAACGGTCAGCGGCGTTCAAGGCAACGGCCAAGTTGGGCAGGTCACCAACTCTTTTGGTTTTGTCGTGTTCCCAGATGGAGTACAGGGCAACGGCCAAATTGGTCAGACAGTCAATCCGGTTTTTGTTGTCGTTGGTAGTGTTGCTGGTACAGGAGCGATTCAAGGTGTTACCGCGACCGGGGCGGCAAATGTCATTCCTTCGAGTGTCACCGGCACCGGTCAAATTAACGGTGTCTCGATTGTTGCTGGCCAAAACTTTGCCGTAACGGGCGTTCAAGGTAACGGACAGGTTGGAATAATCCCATATGTGACCGGGGTGCAAGCCACCGGTGCAATTGGAACAGTCACGCCTGTTGCCCCGGCGTTAGTTATACCAACCGGGGTATCCGGAACCGCTCAACTTGGCGAAATTAAGCTAGTTGGTTCAGAAGGTGCGTTTATCTCAAGCGCCTTCCAAAATGATGCGTTCTACGTTGCAGGGCTGATTGTTTCTGGGGTTCAAGGTAACGGGCAAGTAGGCCAAGTTACCAACGTATTTGGCTACGTTGTAGTACCAGACGGCGTCCAAGGTAATGGGCAGCTTGGCGCGGTCATCAACCCAATCATCGTCACGGTTGGTAGTGTCACGGGCACCGGCGCAATCCAAGGTGTTACCGCCACTGGTGCCTCAAACGTTATTCCATCTAGTGTTACTGGTACCGGTGCAGCAGGACAACTGACGGTTGTTGGCAGTGCGGTTGTCTCTCCAACTGGAGTTCAAGGCAACGGTCAAGTTGGCATTTTGCCGTACGTTGTTGGTGTTCAAGCCAATGGTGCAGTTGGCACGGCGCAGGTTCCAACAGCGGTTGGTGTGGGTAGTGTAACGGGCACTGGGGCGATCACCGGGCCAACCGTTGTCATTAGCCTTACGGTTGTTGTTGGTAGCGTTACGGGGACCGGTGCAATTGGGCAGGTAAATGCCTCTAGAAATACGATAGTATACCCAGCGGGCGTAGAAGCTATTGGGTACGTTGGTCAGGTCGCACTTCCCTACAATAACTGGAACCCGATCCCCACTCCGCAAGACCCCAACTGGGTATTAATTTCCAATCCACAAACCCCCGGATGGGTTCAAATCGACGATAATCAGAACCCGTACTGGACACAAATCGCCGCCTAAAGGATAGACATGGCAACTCCGCTTCTTGGTCTGGCCCTTCCGGTTCAGGGTTCAAACTCTGGATCTTGGGGAAATCTGGTCAACAATTCGATCACATCGCTTATTGATTCTGCGATAGCGGGCACGACTACGCTGTCTGCGGACTCAGATGTGACTTTGACCACCACGGAAGAGAACGTAAATCAGGCCCGGGAAGCGATTATTCTGTGGACCGCCTCGGGCACCGTGACTCGATACATCACGGCTCCTGCTCGAAGCAAGACGTATGTGGTCATCAATGCAAGCAGCACGCAGTCGATTGTCCTTCGGGGAGTTGGGCCAACGACGGGTGTAACGGTCGATGCGGGCGAAAAATGCGTTGTTGCATGGAACGGCTCGGATTTTGTCAAAGCTTCGACTTCGGCCACGCAGGTCAAAATCAGTGTCACTCCTGAGCAGTTTGGCGCGATTGGGGATGGAACAACGAATGACCGCGTGGCGTTGCAAGCGGCGCTGGACTCAGGGTTTGACGTGTTCTTGTCGCTGGGCAAGACTTATCTGTTCTCCGGCGCATCGCTCAAGATTACTACCGACAACCAAATTGTTGGAGGTCCGGGGATACTGAGGCCCTCCGGTGCTATTCAGGGCGTGGTTATTGGTGCTGAAGCGACCACTGCGGCGGGGTCGTTTGTTGTGGGCAAGACCTATGTCATCACCACTGTTGGGTCCACTAACTTTACGCTGATTGGCGCTTCATCAAACGCGGTTGGGACGACGTTTACTGCTACAGGAGTGGGGTCTGGTAGTGGCTCAGCATGGTTAACCACGTTTGGGAACGAAGTATCGTTGACGTTTAATTCGGCTGTTCAAACAGCGGGTTACTACGCCCTTTATGTTGGTAACGGTAACAGAGTTAAGGTAAGCAAGCTCCATATTTATAATGCTGGTGCGGGTCTGTACGTTACCAAGGCCAATACGGTGTCGGTTGAGTGGATGTGGGCAACAGTTCGTGGCCCCGGTATTACTTGGTACGGAAACAGTACTCAACGCTCCGACATCCTTAACATTGTTTTTGCCATTATTAGCCCCGGTGCGGGTTATTACGGGATGGACTGGGACGGCAACTGTAACTCTTTGACCGCCAAGTATCTTGGTATTGTAGGAGGAGCAGGCGGCGGCAAGGGGATGATTATCCAGAACTCATCCGGAGCAACTGTTCCAGCAATTGGTCGGTTTGGTCAGATTGAAGTGGACTACCCCGCTAGCCACGGGATTGAGATTACTTCGGGGTTGGATTATGACTTTGAGATGCCCTACATCCTTGGGGCGGGGACGTGGCCAACTTATCCTGTTGCTTCGCAAGATGGGATTCGGATTGGGGCATCTATCAATGATTATGAAGTTCGTATCTCTGGCGGTAAGTCGGTAGGCAACACCGGATACGGCATCAACGCAGCTTCAGCAATTGTTTATCTAGCTGGCAATACTGCGCTGTACAGTAATACGCTAGGTCCATACAACAACTACGCAACGGGAAACAGCAATATTCAAAACCGAGTGCCTCGTTACTCGGTAGATGACAACTATTACATGGCGTTGAGTAGCAGCAATCCATTGCTTGCGTTTAACCCAAATAGTTCGATTACTTACGACCGTGGTAGCAAAGCGCTTAACGTTCAAATTTCCAATGCTGGTGGGTCTGCTGCTATTGGGGCGATGACGTTCACAAACAGCTACGTCAATAGTCTTTTGCCTATGTATTTGGGCAATAACGGTGGGACTGGCGGTCAACTTCGGATGTATGGCGCAACCTCTGGGTACTTGCAGTTCGCGGTTCCGTCCACGGTGACGGCCAGCATCTCGCAATACACATGGCCTGCGGGCAATCCAACGGCTGGATACTACCTACAGACTGATGCGTCTGGGCAATTGTCGTGGGCTGCGGGTGGTGGCGGTGGTGGCGGAGGAACGGTAACCTCAGTTAGTGGTACTGGAACGGTTAGCGGATTAACTTTGAGTGGGACTGTAACCAGTTCAGGAAGTCTTACTCTTGGCGGAGCAATCACCGGGACAGGTTCCGGCAACGTAGTTCTTGCAACCAGCCCCACAATTACCACTCCTGTTATTAGCGGAAACACCACGGTTAATGGCTTGTCACTCGGCGTTGGTCCGGGAACGGCTAACGTCCAAAACACTGTTTTTGGTAAAGACGCTTTCCTCGCCGCAACTACAGGCGTTGGGAACACCATGATTGGTGCGTATACGGGGGGCGCGATAACCACTCGGGGCAACAACACTGCGGTTGGATATGCAGCGTTAGTTAGTGCTACTGCCGATGCAAACACGGCAATTGGGGCGTTGTCGCTATCTAACGTCAGCGCCGGAGCAGGGTATGCGTTTAACACCGCAGTTGGATACAACGCCCTTGGGGCACTTGCAACATACTCAAACTGTTCTGGTTTGGGGGCAAGTACAGACGTAACTGGAAACAATCAGGTTCAACTAGGTAGTTCGACCACTACAACATACGTCTACGGCACGGTTCAAAACCGTTCTGACATTCGGGATAAAGCAGACGTTCGAGATACGCAGCTTGGTCTGGGGTTCATCAATGCTTTACGTCCTGTGGACTACAAATGGGATGCACGGGACGACTACAAACCAGCTAGGCCAGAGGACACTACCGACAAAGCCGCGATGGCGGCGTGGGTCGAAGCTTGCAACCTATCAAACATCACCCATGATGGAAGTAAGAAGCGCAGTCGGTACCACCATGGCTTGATTGCTCAAGAGGTCAAAGCTGTTCTTGACGCGCAAGGCATTGACTTTGGCGGGTATCAGGACCATTCCGTTAAAGATGGTCAAGATGTTCTGACGATTGGTTACGACGAACTGATTGCCCCGCTCATCAAGGCAATCCAAGAACTGACCGCCCGTGTGCAGGAGTTGGAGGCTAAAGCATGACTGAAAAGTTAGAGGCCAAATCTCAACTCATCGAGAAAACGGCTTTTGCCGTGCTTCCAATCCTTTTCACCTGTGTTGTGTACCTGATGTCTGCGCTCGACAAACTTACGCATGATGTGACGGTACTCAACGCCAAAATCTCCCTTGTCGTAACCAGCGACAACAAACAAGCTGCCAACTCTGGGGCTGAACTGGCGCGAGAGAAGTTGCGGCAGGATATGGAAAAAGAAATCCAGCACAACCGCGACATGATTCATGAGAATCAAAAACACATCAGCATTATCGAAGACCGCATGGCGAGGAAGTAATTTTCCTGTCTTGTACGAACCGTAAACTTGCCATGGGCATCCGCCCACCAACTTTCGGAGATTTTCATGAAAGATCTTATCATCGAAGTTATTGACGGTTCGGAGCCGGTTGATGCTCTGCAAGCTTTGATCGCTGTTTGTTACGCTGTGGCCGAAGAAAACGGAATTGGCCGTTTTACTTTGACTGAACTATTTTCTTCGACAGTCGATGCTCTTTCCGATGTTGCCGATGCAGCAGCAATGGTATCGAATGTTGCCGAAGACGAACAGACTAACGACTAAGGCCAAACCCCCGGCGCCAACCCGCCGGGGGTATTTATATGTTGTTTTGCGCCATCTGCCGGGGTGAGTTTCTGCGTGAAGACCTCATAGTTCACGGCAATAAAAGCTACTTCCTGTGCAGTTCGTGCAAGTCAGACATAAACCGTTTGGATCGGTTTGGGTTGTCCCCCACAGATTATGACTTCCTGTTGAAATTTCAGGGGTATAATTGTGCCATTTGTGACCGGCCTCTTCAGCTCAAACAGTACAAGTTTGCAGTTGACCACTGCCACGACTCAGATGACGTTCGCGGAATCTTATGTAAACGTTGCAATTCTGCGCTAGGTATCTTTGAGGACAACCCAGACATGCTCCTGCGAGCCGCAGAATATTTGAACAGCCCCCCTGCCGTAGGTAGAGTCAAGCGTCACGACGGGCGCAAAAAAGTAACCTTTCTACGGACTGAATACGAAAAAAGGTATGGAAGTGGAAAGCTCTCTTGAACATCTGGTTAAGTTCTGGCCTCTTCTTGCAGGAATGATCAGCGTAGTGATTGTGCTCGCGCAGCACCATCAACGGACCGCGGTTCTTGAAGAAAAAGTCAAGATGCTCTTTGACTTGTACAACAAGATGAAAGACAAAAATGGCTGACTTCACTCCCGCCTTTGAAAAAATGATCCACGACGAAGGTGGATACCAATTAACGGACATTCCGGGCGACCGGGGAGGACAAACGTATGCAGGTATCGCAAGAAAACAAAACCCGGACTGGGCAGGATGGCAGCACATCGACCGTAAAGACTTTGGGTCAGCTACGCCTTTGGTCCGCGAATTCTATAAGTCTAATTTTTGGGATCGTGTCCGAGGTGATGACATTACGGACCAAGCTATCGCAGAAACCATCTTTAACTTCTCCGTCAACACCGGAGTCGGAGTCGCATCCAAACTTGCCCAACTCATCGTTGGCGTCACCCCAGACGGCGCAATCGGTGCAAAAACCGTCGAACGTTTAAATATCTGTACGGCAGAGAAGTTTTTACCAGCGTATGCGCTAGCAAAAATAAGCCGGTACGCACAGATCTGCAACAAAGACAGAGGGCAATCAAAGTTCCTTCTCGGCTGGATTAACAGAACCTTGCAAGGACTCAAGTAATGGACCTAATCGGGATAGGGAGCATCATTGAAGGCGTGGGCAAGGTCGCGGGCGACCTCATTACGACTGACAAAGAACGCCTTCAGATGGCGCTGGAAGACCGCAAACTTGACCTTGAAGAGAAGCGGATTGACCAGACTACAGACCTCGCGCAGGTGGATGTCAATAAAATCGAAGCGGCGTCTTCTAGCCTATTTGTCTCTGGTTGGCGTCCTGCTGTGGGTTGGGTTGGGGTACTTGGCCTCATTTACCAGTTCCTCGGCTATCCCCTGATGCAGTGGGGCTGGTCTTTTGGCCAAGGTATGGATATCATTCCTAAAGACTTGCACCCGCCCCCTGACCTCGATGTTGAGCAACTCATGACGCTCCTCGCTGGCCTGCTCGGTTTTGGTGGGATGCGGAGCTTTGAGAAGCACAAAGGCGTAGCGAGCAAATAATGCCCTTACAAAAGCTGCTGTTCAAGCCGGGTGTGAACCGCGAAAACACGCGATACACCAACGAGGGTGGTTACTACTCTTGCGATAAGATCCGTTTCCGGCAGGGCACGCCGGAGAAGATTGGTGGCTGGACGCAGTTTTCGACTACCACTTTTCTGGGGCTTTGCCGGTCGCTGTGGTCATGGGCCACGCTCAATTTGCAGATCTTGTTGGGGGTTGGGACAAGCAAAAAGTTCTATATCTCAACCGGCGGCGGCGGTAGCTTTTTTGATGTCACTCCCATCAAAAATGAAGCAACACTGACCAATCCGTTCTCCACGGTCAGCGGCACACCAACAGTTACCGTTCATGCTACGGCGCACGGCGCGTCAACTGGGGATTACGTCACTTTCTACAATTCTTCTACGGTTGGCGGTCTTTCGTTGAATAACGAATATACGTTGACCGTGGTTGACATCAACACGTACACAATTACGGCTTCCGGGAATGCTTCTTCAACGGTGGCCTATCCTCCCGGTGGCGGAGGAACTGTATATGCGGTGTATCAAGTCGGGGTTGGTCCGGATATCTCGACGCCTCTTTATGGCTGGGGCGCAGGTCCTTGGGGCTCTGGCGGATGGGGTATCGGAGGAAGCTCTACCGATGGGTTGAGGATTTGGAACCAGACCAATTTTGGACAGGACTTGATTTACGGACCGCGGACCGGGGTTCCTTATTATTGGAGCGCACTGATCGGGTATGAGTATGTACCCTTTACGGTGACTATTGCTTCTCCTGCGGTAGTTTCTTCCAGTGCAACGTTGGATGATACGACTGCGGTGACGCTCAGTACTACGGGAGCTTTGCCTACGGGTCTTATCCCGGGGGTGGTGTACTACGTTGTAAATTCGACAGGAAACACGTTCAACCTTGCCGCCACGTCAAGCGGTACACCAATCGTTACGTCCGGAACGCAATCTGGCGTTCACACGTTTTCGCCTCGAGGAATCCCGCTGTCCAGCTTGAGCGGGGCATCCATGGTGCCGCTGTATCAGAACTACATGCTGGTATCGGATGTAAGTCGTTACCTCATCTTTTTTGGTACAACGCCTGAGAACGATACGACACTGGATCCTGTGTTGATTCGTTGGTCTGATGCAGGATTTCCTGCACTTTGGGATCCAAATGCGACCAATCCGGCAGGAGACGCTTCTACCTCTGGAAGTGTGCGGTTGTCTCACGGTTCAAAGATTGTGACGGCAATACAAAGTCGTCAAGAGATCGTAGTAATCACCGACAGTTCCATATACTCAATGCAGTACATTGGGGCCCCGTACATTTGGGGGGTTCAACTGCTTGGAGACAACATTTCGATTGCTGGCCCAAATGCTGCCACTTTGGCATCGGGAGTAACGTACTGGATGGGCGTAGACAAATTTTATGTCTACGATGGTCGAGTGCAGACGTTGAACTGTGACTTGCGGCAGTATGTGTTTGATGCAGAGACTGGAATTAATAAGTCCGAGTTTGATCAGGTCTATTGCAGCACCAACGAGGGGTTCAACGAGGTCTGGTGGTTCTACTGCATAGGAACCTCAAACACCATCACCAACTACGTGGTGTACAACTACCTCGAGAACGTTTGGTACTACGGGACGATGAGCCGGACTGCGTGGATTGACAGTGGGCTGAATTTTTACCCAATTGCTGCTACGTACAACAACGTCCTCGTCAACCATGAAAGCGGCACGGACGACAATACCACGGGTACTCCCGCGGCTATTGACTCATACATCACTACGTCAGAGTTTGACATCCAAGACGGTAACGACTTTGGGTTTGTCTGGCGGATTATCCCGGACGTTAAGTTTACGGGGTCTAGTGCTGCCCAGCCTCAGGTCACTATGTCGTTGCTGCCTTTGGCCAACTCAGGGTCGGGATACAATGATCCGTTATCCGTTGGCGGTACAAACAGTGCGTCTGTTGTACGTACAGCACAATACCCGGTGGAGAAGTTTACGGGTCAGATTCTTACCCGGATCCGCGGTCGGCAGATGTCGTTTAAGATTCAAGGCAACCAGCTTGGGTTGCAGTGGCAACTGGGAGCGCCACGGATGGACATCCGCAAGGATGGTCGGAGATGAGTTTTTTCGTTAAGACCGAGTTTGATCTTAACGGAATCGTTGCCCCACGGTTGCCAGATGCTCCGAAGGACTACGATAAGCGGTATATTGACCAGCTAAACAACATCCTGCGGCTGTATTTTAACCAAGTAAATAATCTTTTTGGACAGCTAGTGGCTTCTGGAACTTCTCTCCCCATCACGTTTCCATCTACTGCCCTAGATGCGTTTGGGCGGCAGCGGGTTAGCCAACCGTATACGCTGTTTGATAGTCAAAGCCGCTACGCTGCTGACAACCAGTTTGATACCTCTACTAGTGGCACTGGGTCGACGACGTTCAATACCAACCAGTCCAGTGTCAGCATGAGTGTGACGGCGGGTGGCGTGGGTTCGGTTGTTCGTCAGACGTTCAGGTCATTTCCGTACCAGCCCGGAAAAGGTCTGTTGGTGCTCGCTACGTTTCAGATGGACACCAGCAACAGCGCCAACCTAAGCCAGAAAGTTGGGTACTTCAACGCTCAAAACGGCGTGTTCTTTTCCAAAGTTGATGGCACCAATGCTTTCACTTTGCGCTCTTATACGGGCGGTTCAGTAAACGACACTCGATCAGTTGCACAGTCAAGCTGGAACGGGGATAAGTTAGATGGCACTGGGACATCCGGTCTGACCTTAGACCTGACTCACCCGCAGATCCTATGGATGGACTTTGAGTGGTTGGGTGTTGGATCGGTTCGATGTGGATTCATCATCAATGGTGAGTACATCGTCTGTCACACCTTCAATACCGCAAACGTATATGGCAGCACGGTCTACATGACCACGGCTATTTTGCCGGTGCGATATGAGATCGTTTCGACCTCTGCGGTGACGGCTACCCTGACACAGATTTGTTCTTCTGTAATATCAGAAGGGGGATTTGAAGCAACTTCGGTTGAGCATTCCGCTTCCATGACAAATCTTACTGCTTCTTCTTATTTAACAACTTCCTATAAACCATTAATCTCTATACGACTAGCTTCTGGAAGAACTGGGGCAGTGGTATTGCCAACTACACTTAATTTTTTACCGTCCACCGCAGACAATTTTCAAATTGCGCTTGTAAAAAACGCAACTCTTTCTGCCCCATCATGGTCCGCGGTAGCGTCAGATTCCAATGTTGAATATGATATTAGTTCTACTTCGTATACCGGCGGAACTTTAGTTTATGCGGAGTTTGCTACTGGCAAAACGGGGCGAAGTATTTTATCGGTTGGCGCAGGGTACAACTGGGACATGCAATTAGGTGCATCTATTGCCGGTGTTAGCGATACTTTAACTTTGGTAGCAAGAACTGTGACAACAGGTGGTGCAACTACAGGCGGAGGTATTGGCGCCATATCCTTCTACGACTTAACCCAATAAAATCATGGCTAAACCCGGACTCTATGCCAACATCCATGCCAAACAAGCTCGCATAAAGGCCGGTAGTGGTGAGAAAATGCGCAAACCCGGAGCCGCTGGCGCTCCTACGGACAAGGCGTTCAAGCAATCGGCCAAGACGGCCAAGAAAAAGTGAGTACTGACATGGCAGCAGACCAAGGAATTATGGCCCTGCCGGAAGCTGCACAAATGCAGCAACCGCAATTAGGGCTGGACGATGCTTACGATGCTGTACGCAGCGGGGTCCAAGAATCGTTGCCCGAGGCTGCTGGCATGTTGCAGCAGGGTATGGACCAGATCCTGCCCAATCTGCAAGAAATGTCGGATGAAGATCTGGACAAGCTGCTGCAAATTGTTCAGTACCTGAGCGATAACCCGGATAAGTACGCGCAGTCTGTGGCGGACTTGGTGCAAGCCGGTCTGGTGGATGAGGGCGATTTCCCGCCTGAGCATGACCCAGAATTCTTGGCTGCGCTGGGCGCGGTCATTCTCGAGGCGCGGCGCTCCCGTGGCGCAAGTCAGCCGCAACAGTTTGCTCAAGGTGGTTTGGCTTCGCTTGGCCGCGGAAACGATACGATGCTGGCGCACATCAATCCGCAAGAAGCGCGGATGCTCAAGCGTCATGGCGGCATGGGGACAATTAACCCTAAAACAGGGCTGCCTGAGTATGATTTCTGGAGCAGCTTAGTCAAGAGTGTCACTTCGCCTTTTAAGGGCGTAGTTAACGCCGTCAAGGGCGTACTCAAATCCCCGGTTGGAAGGATTCTTGGCACGGTAGCTTTGGCCGCGTTCCTCGGTCCGGGGGCATTGGGCTTTTCTGGATTGGGCTTGGGTGCCATGGCAATGCCCTTGGCTTCCGGAGCGGTGACCGCGCTTACGGGTGGAAAACTTAAAGATGTTCTGAAGAGCGCCGCGGTAGGCTATTTGGCTGGGCCAACCAGTCCAATTACGTCGGCGGTGGGGGCTGGGCTTGGAGCGCTTGCTCCGGGGTTGAGTAATGCGGCGCAACTAGGATTAGCAAGCGGTCTTGCTGGGACCGGTGTCGGGCTGTTGTCCGGACAGAGCCTTAAACAGGCGGTGGGTAGTGGGTTGATTGCTGGTTTGGGCACGTATGCTTCCAGCAATCCCACCAGTCCTGCAAATATTCCGGGAATGGAGCGCGGCATGGGCTATAACGCTGCCGATTCTGCGGCGCTTGATGCCCGTGAAGCAGCTATGGGGCCTACTCCGACTTCGGAGTCCGGATATAAGGAAGCGTGGCAAAAAAACATGGATCAGGTGAACGCCAATTCGGCGGTTCGACCTCCTGCTGCCGCTTCTGCCGCAGCGGGTGCCGCTCCTGCCGCTGCCCCCGGTGGATTCCAAAAACCGCTAGGGATTTTTGAAGGGTTTCAAGAAAAAGGGTTTACAGAGGGCTTGAAAAACGCCTTCATGCCTCCTTCGCCTACCGAAGCACAGATTTTGGCGTCTCCTGAACTGCAAACGTATCAAGCACTGGGCTTCAAGGGCAACGAGTTGATGTCCAAGACGGCAGAAGCCATGGGCGCTCCGGGGGCGGTCAGGACATATGCTCCAGCAGTAGCTGCGGGGCTTGGGATCATGGGCTTGTCTGGCGGGTTCAAGAAAACCCCGGTGCAACTCAATGCTGGTCAGCAAGCAATGGTTGACAGCATTGCCGCTCAACGCAAGAAAGTAGAAGAAAACCCCGGCGCATATACGGCCAAGGGTTTGGGCCGGTTTGGTATCCAGTACAACGACAAGGGCGAGATCATCGGTTCTTCACCTTGGTCTTCACCATACAGCATGAACGACGTTCGGGTTGAGAGCAACGCAATCAGCCCGTACATGATGACGCCTTCCGCTCCATTGACCGCGTACCGCGGTTACGCGCAGGGCGGCTCTGTAGACGAATCTTTTTTTACTGACTCTGATGGCCAGCAGGTTCCTATTTCGTATGGGCCTCCTGCCCCAACTTCTCCTATAACGCAGCCTTCTGTAGGTCCGGTAACGCCGCCTGTTGTGGCACCTGTAACCCCGCCTCCGGTAGCCGCGGCACCCACTACGACCAACCTAGTTGATCCAGTTGGACCTCCTATTCCAAATCCTGTTCCAGCTACGCCGCAGCAGCAAAGAGATGCTTTGCAGCAGCGTATCGACATGGAAAAAACAATTCTTGGAAGCGCGGAGTTTGGGACGCAAAAGCACACCAATGCTCTTCAGGCACTTGCCGGATTGCGCTCTCAACTGACTGCACAGGACTATGCGCTTGCCCATCCGGCAGGAGTCATGTCGGCAGCACAAGCTGCGGGTATGACGCAAGGGCAAGATCTTGCCAAACGCATGTATCCAAGCCTGAATCCTGCCGCCGCGGCGCAGATGTTCCCAACGGTGCCTCGGACAACGGGCCGCGTTCCTCAGCCCTATAACACTTCTTCGATGTACTCCAATCTTCGTCCGCCTCCGGTCAGAGACAGAAGGGAGAATCGTACGATGGCGGACGGTGGAATTGCCTCTTTGGCGCAAGGAGGGTATCCTCGGATGACGGGAGCAATCAACGGTCCGGGGACCGAGACTTCCGATTCTATCCCTGCCATGCTGTCCAACAATGAGTTTGTGTTTACCGCCAAAGCGGTTCGCGCAGCAGGCGGAGGCAGCGCTCGTCAAGGAGCAAAACGCATGTACGCCCTCATGCATCAACTTGAACGAAACGCGGCCCGGGGATAAGAAATGACCACTGATGTCCAACAGCAAATCATCTCCGAATCGCCGGAGATTGAAGCCTATAAAAAGAATCTATTAGCTGCTGCTACCAACCTGCAAGCCCCGGAGCTTCCCGCTTATCAAGTAGCGGGGATGAGCCCGCAGCAATATGCTGCGCTGTATGCGGGAGAACAGGGGATTGGTGCTTACGCTCCGTACCTACAAGCTGGCACACAAAATGTGGGTCGTGGAACCCAGATGGTTGGCCAAGCGGCCAACATGCTGCGTGGAGCGGATACTCGAGGTCAATTTGGTGCAGCGCAAACCGCTTTGAATCAGGCGGCCATGCCTATTCAACAGATGGGGCAAGCGCAGCGCGGTATTCGGCAGGCTCAGGGCACGTTGAACCAAGGTATTGGATCGCTGTACGGTGCTGCGCAAGGGTATAACCCTTACATGGCGCAAGCTTTCATGGATCCGTATCAACAAAGTGTTGTTGATAACTCGATGCGGGAGATTGAACGGCAAGGAGCGCTGGCTCGCCAACAAGAAGGCGCACGTGCTGTTGCAGCGGGAGCGTTTGGCGGATCGCGTCAATCGGTTGCGCGTGCTGCGTTGGATCGGGATCTAATGCAACAAAAGGCAAATACCGCTGCCCAATTGATGAGCCAAGGCTATAGCCAAGCGCAGGCAAATGCCATGACTGCGTTTGAGCAGCAAAAGCAGCGTCAGCTTGCTCAGGCGCAGGGCTATCAAAGTGCTGCGGGCATGGGCGGTCAGCTTGCTGGTCAGCAGGCCAACATTTATGGCCAACAGTCTCAACTTGGTCAGCAACTGGCGCAAGGGATTGGCAATCTGGCCAATCAACAGTTCAATATTGGCCAAGGCATCAGCCAAGGGCTTGCCGGGTATGGCGGTCAGTTGGCCGGGATGGGTGCGCAGCAGGCTCAGTTGGGTCAAGCAGCACAGGCCATGGGGCAAAACGACGTTAATTTCCTGTACAACCTCGGTGGCCAACAGCAGCAACAGCAACAACGCGAATTGGATGCTCTGCGGGCAACGCAGATGCAAAACGCGCAGCAGCCGTATCAGCAGTTGGGCTTTATTTCGGACATCTACAAAGGGGCCCCAACTTCGCAGATGGCCCTTACCCAGCAGACATCGGCAACACCAAGTCCGTTCCAACAAATTGCTGGACTGGGTACCGGGATTGTTGCAGGCGGGGCAGCGGCCAAGTCCGCCGGAATTATTTAAGGAAGCATGATGCGCGACGAAGTTCTTAAACGGGCCATGTTTGCAAAACCTTTGCCAAAATCCGCTCGTAATAGTGGAATCATGCAGGGCTTTGAGGACGACAGCGGCATGGAAGAAATGCCGCCAATGGCACGTACTCCACAGAATCCTGAGATTCTGATGAACACGCTTCGCGGAGACATGCGTTCGACCGATGCCCGGTACTCGGAGCTTGCTGACCTAGTGGGCGACAAAGCTGCTCGAGGAACGCCGCCCGAGGTTCTTGCCCTTTTGCAGGCGCAACTTGCTCAACAACAGCAGCCCCAGCAACAAGGTATTGCTGGCCTGCCGCAAATGCAGGGGATGGCTCCTCCGCCAAATATGCCACCACCCGGTGGTCAACCTCCGGGCGCTCCACCGGGAATGCCTCCATCGGGAGGACCCCAAGGCCCTTTCCCGGCGGGCGGGGCTGAACAAGCTCCGCCTACCCCAGACGGTCTTCCCCCAATTCACGCCCAAGCGGGGGCGTTTGTCAACATGGGCACCCGGTTGGCGCAGATGGTTTCCGGCCCAGTGCAGCGGGCGGCGGAATTTGGATCGAGACTTGGAACACAAGCCAATCAGGCCGCAGGCGAAGCCCTGTCCAAGGCATTCCCCACGACGGCAAACGTTGTGTTTGAAAATGTGCGCGGACCGGGCGGTCGGTTTACGTCTGAGCGTATCCTAAATTATCCGACCCTGACCAGCTACATGGGTAACCTCGCTGATCGGGCAGCGGCTGAATATCCGCGGACCGCGGCTGTTTTAGATAAAGTATCTACCCCGGTCGTTGGACTGGGAGGCGGATTGCTTGCCGCGATGGGCCTAAGTGGTGGAGCAGGAACGTTAGCTCCTGATTCTGCTGAAGCAAAAGAACAGGCTGCTCGTATTGCTCAGATCCCACCTACGGAACTGAATGCGCAAGGACGGCAGATTATGGTGCCGTCTACACCTGCTCCTACTTCGGCAGCAAAGGACTACAGCATTTTTACCGGTGAACCGCCTAAGGTTTCCATGGCGAAAGAGCCGCCTGCTCCTTTTAAAATAGGAATGCCACCTTCGGTTACATCGGAGACTCCAGCAGCAACAGCAGCAACAGCAGCGGCAGCAGAAACCAAGCCTACGTCTTTGACGGACTTTCTTACAGCGGCGGCAGCAAAAACGCCGGATGAAAAAGGCAAAATTGAGCGGATTAAAGCGGCACAAAAAGAGTACGCCCCGCTGTTCAAAGAATTGCTTGGCGATTCTGGCTCGCAGGACGACATTCGCACCAACGCTTTGTTATTGTTGTCGGATGCCGGGTTCAAATTGGCGGCTTCCAAGCAGCCCACCATGGGCATGGCGCTTGGCGAAGCGTTGTCCGGGATGCCCAAAGGTCTGGCCACTCTTGTCGCTCAGGCCAAAGAAAACAACATCAAGGTCAACACTGCTGCACTGCAACAAGCAATTACAAGTGTGGATGCGCAGGACAAGTTTGCTCAACAACTGCAACTTGCCGTTCTTAAGGGCGACTACGACGTACTCAAGGCACAGGCCGCGGCCTCTGGCAAGTATCAGCCTGTGGTTGAGGATGGCGGCATGGGTATGCGCATCGTCAAGACCAATGGTTCTTTGCTTGGTTCGCCAAAGATTGACCCGGAAGATCCGGCAGTTCGTTCTGCAATTACCAGTTCGTACACGCTGCGGCCAACGGACAATCCTTTTGTGCAGAACCGCGGTCAGTCGCCACTTGCTGTTGAAACAGACAAAGCGGAGCGCATCAAGCTAGGCAATACTCTGCGTTCACTGGACAACAGCTTGTCCACGTTGTCTAACCTGAAGGGGACATATGCCAGTGCATATAGCCCCGGCACGTGGTTCAGTGATAAGGTCAACAATCTCTTGGTTCCAGTCTCCGCAGGAGCGATCAACCCAAATCTGGATTTGGTAGATGCTTCTACCCGGATCAGCACGGGCATGAACGGCATCCTGAAGAACATTGCTTCTGCCAACGACAACGGCAGGGTAGCGGTGCAGGAGCAACAGTGGGCGCGTGATACAGCCAAGGGGATCAGCGATCCTACGGCGTTCTTTGCCAACAAAGAGATTGCTGCGAAGCAGTTCAATGCTATGGAAGCAACGCTTCGGAATTCTCGTCAGCAGGTTCTTTCTCAGCTTGGGTATGAGGGTAATGACTACGTCATGCAGACGCCCAACACCGGCACCCAGTCCGATCCGTTTACTATTCCGGCAGATCCAGCAGAGCAAAAGCGGATGTTCACGTTCCTTGCTGGCACAATTGGCAAGTACCAAGACCCGAAGGCGACGGTTTACTTGCGGTTGCCCAATAACCAAGTCAAGCCGTTCTCCCCAACCCAGCTTCGAGGGCTGATGCAATAATGGCCGTAATCCAAAACGCCCTTGGTGAGATGGTTGACATGACAACCGGAGAGGTTGTCGGTCGAGCAGAAGGTGCCCCTACTGAACAAGAACCTCTGAAGGCCACAGCGCCAGATGTGGTCAAGGAAGGGTCAGACCGGGCATTTGGATTAGCGCAGCAGGCATCATGGGGATTTAACTCCGCTCTTTTTGCGTTGCCCGATCTTGCCACCAAGGGTATTGGCAAAGCGCTGGGCATGGATGACAACCAAGTATTTACACTTGGCAAGTTTTTCAACCGCGGAGAGAAAGCCCCTGTCAATTCAGAAGAGCGGTACACAAGGGCTATTGCTGGCGGGATTGGTAGTGGTTTGCCGCTGACCGGTATTTTGAGTTGGGCAGCATTGTCTCGGCCTATGGTCACCGCCGCACAACCCGCAGCAGGTGTTTTAAAGGGTATCGCAAATGATGCTATTAAGTTTGTTCAGCGCAGTCCCGGCGTTGCTGCGGCAACTGATATCGCGTTTAATTCAGCGTATGAGGGATTTCGTCAGGCCATTGAAGAGAACGTAGACGAGTCCAACCCCAACAAGGAACTGTACAAAGACATCCTGCCCGCCGCAGCGTTTTTGGGCGGCCCTCTTGCTCTGCATTTGTCGCCTACTATTTTTGGTGCCAAGAAGGGAGCGCAGTACATCCAAGGAAAACTCAACACCGGAACGCTGAACGAGACAGAGCAAGAGGTATTGAACGAAGTTCGGTTTGGAAAAACCCCGGTCATCAATATCCTGCCAAAGCTTTTCATCAAGAATGCCGAGCGCAAACTTGAGAACGTGTTTGGCCCAATTGCCAACAGCCCAGAGGCACAGGCGGCACTGGCTCAGTTACGTACCGCGATGGCCGATCCTCGGGTCGCGAACGCCGGTTTTATGTTTGACGTGGCCGAGCAAACGCTCTACGGCCCGTTGCTGTCAGAAAAGACCAGACTGCTTGAGCAGCTTGGTCCAAATGAGATCAAATCTGTTAAAGCTCGAATCAATGAAAATCAACAAAAGCTTGACGACCTCTTCTCCACCTTCTCCCCCCAAGCCCGCAAGCCTGTGGAGGAAGCGTTCCGAGCAGCACAAGCAGATCGACAAGCATTCTTTGAAGGGCTTCTCCGACAAAGAAAAGATTTGACCGATGCGGAAGTTTTGGCCATATCGGAGCGGCTTGGCCCACAGAATATCGATCAGGTAAATAACGAATTGCGCGGCGTGATCATGGCAGGCATGGAGATGGATGCCTCCATGCGAGCTAAAGTTTTGGGTCGCATGGGCCTGCGAGAAGGCTTGTCACCGGAAGGGCTGGTTCAATCGACCCGGGACAACGTTGGCAAGTCTTTGTATGACGCCAACGACATGGAAGATGCGGCGATTTCTCTGCTGCAAAAGTACACGATCAACCGCCCCTCGGCTCGCACTCCGATGCCTGAGCCACTGAAGTGGCTGGACACGTTTGTCAAAACGCAGTTGTCTAACCGGGCGCGGATGGAAGGCCAGATGGCTTCGCAGCTTCTGGACTCTGCCATCAGTGAAGAGTTGGAAGCTATTGGCAAAACCGTTGACCCAGAATTCATTGCTTTGGCCAAGCAAAACATCCTTCAGTATTTTGAGAATGCGGGCCTAAAGGCTCCTCCGAAGAACAAAAAGGCGGTGACCGCGGAAGAGTTGATTGGACGCGCCAGTCCTCCTAAAGTAAACGCGGATGGTTCAGTCAGTTTTCGAGTAATCCCCGGCACTTCCATCAAAATCAATCCAGCAAAGATTGCCGAAGATGCTGCCCGGATTGCCAAGGAAAACACCAAGATTGATTTGAACGTTCCGGAAGCGCTGGATACGCTAGAAGCGGCAATTCGCTTTAAGAACGACCAACTGGGCAGGTACAACGCGGCAATGACCAAGGGTCGCGCCCGGATCACCGATGCCCAGCGCTTGCTCGATACTGGTGATCAGGTGTTCAAGGATGTTGAAAAATTAGTCTTGGACCGCGCTCCGCGGTTACGCAATGAGTATCAAGGGCTCAAATCCGTCATTGATGACTATAACGCGGCATATGAAAATAGCTTGCCCCTGCTGATGACCACGACTAAACGTGGAGGGAAAGAGTTTTTACTGCCGAACGAAGATCTGATGCGAGTGGCGTTTAGTAATGCGGATCGTCTTCGCCAACTTCAGACAACCCTTGGCGGAGGATCGCAGGCGCAAGAGTTTTTGCAACGTGGTCTGATTGATTGGCTGCGCACCAAAGGTGTAGTCAACAAGGAAGGGCTTGTCGATCCCAAAATGATTCGCAGTGTTCTGGCCAAAAACAAGAACATTGTTGACAGCCTGCCGCCGGAATTTCGGGCCATGTTGGACAATGAGGTCCAGATGGCAGATGACTACGTGAACCGGCTGGGGCAACTTGACCAGCGCCGGGTCAATGCCATGGATTCGGAACTGGATAACGTGCTTAATAAAGCAGCACGTCCGGATGCCGATCCAAGTCAAACCATGGCGGTGGCGCTGCGCGATCCTGCGGTCATGAGAAAGCTTGTGACGCAGATGAGCGGTGATCCAGAAATGCTGGCCGCGCTTCGACGTTCTGTGTACGACACAGCTACCAAGGGCGCAAAGGGTGGCGGGGCATTGAAGACTTTCTTGGACACAAACGAGAAGTCTTTGGCCGTCCTGTTCAATGGGACCGGCCACCTTGCCGATTTAAAAACGCTGGCGGATCTGCAACGCCGGGTTAACGCTTTTGCCGGGGTTACCGGGCAGATTCCTGAGTTTGAATCGTTGGATCAGAGCCTCAAACGGCTGTTTGGTTCAGGTATTCAGTTCTTGACTACGACCATGCGTGAAGCGGCGGTTGGTCGGATCGCTCCTGAGACAGGGGCGTTGGCGCTGATGGTTCGATTGGCTTCAAGCCTTGAGAATGATGTGTACAAGCGCATCTTCACCAAAGCTTTGGAAGACAAAGAATTTGCCAAAAAACTTTCTTCGATTGGCACCCCGTCTCAAGCACAACAGGCCGCTGCTGCACTACAAAGCATTGGCGTACCTATGGGCAAAATTTTGCCAAGAGCAGTGCAGGCGGCTAATCTTGAAGCAAGTAGAAAAGTCCGCAAAGAGGAAAAAGTACCGGTAGGCAACATGTCTGACCTGCCTGTCATGCCTGCCACAAGTGCTAGGGAGATGATGAGTCGATTGCCTCCTGCGCCCCCAACCACGGGGTACAACTTGCGCACCGAACCCTTCAAGGCACCGCCTCCTCCTTCAGCCCCGAACATCCCGTTGATGTACCCTACGCTGTTCCCTAATGATCCGATCAGTGCGATGCTTAAGATGCGACAACAACAAGTCCAACAATCTCCACAGGGTCAACCGCAATGATTGATCAACTTATTGCCCTATTGTTCTTGAGCCGTGAGGTGGCTCATCGGGAGCATTTGCGCACAAAAAGCTTTTCGCAGCACATGGCGTTGGGAACGTTTTACAACGAGATCATTGAGAATGCGGATGCGATTGCCGAAGCCTTTCAGGGCAGGTATCACATCATTGAAGACATCCCGATCCTGCCTGCTCCAAAAACGGGAGGACCTATTGATAAGGTCCTTGAGGGCATCCTGAAAGACGTGGAGAAAATCCGGTACGTCTGCTGCAAGAAAGAAGAAACCGCGATTCAGAACCTGATTGACGAGGCGGTGGCCACGTTCCTGTCTACCTTGTACAAACTTCGGAACCTGAAATAATGGCAATGTACTTTGATGAGGGCGATCAGCCCCAGCCGCTTTCTTCCACGGTTCCGGGGATTGCTCCGGTTGCCCCGCCCATGATGCAAAACATGGGGTCATATCAGCAACAGGGCGACCTGTATCGGCAGTTTCTGCATCCCTATGGTGCGCCGCAACAAACCCCGTTTGCTTCGCAACAGGCCCAGCAATTTCAGCCTACTCAAGCAAACATGCAGTCCGTGTTGGACCAAAGGAACCAGCAATCTATGCTGGATCAGAGGAACCAGCAATCTATGCTGGATCAGTATCGGGCGCAGAATAATATTCCAGTGACCCAGTACAACCCTATGCGACCCGTTGGACTAGATGATAGTGGGATGGGAGCAGGGGCTACTCCTCTTACCCAACAGCAATTCATGAATAACATACAGGGTGCAGGGCTTTCTTTCGGTGCGCCACAACAGATGGGGCTTGGTGCGGCGGCACAAGCAGCCATGGCAAATCAAAATAGAAATCCGTACCAGCAGCAAGGACCGATGCCCGCGCTTCAGTCTGCCTTTACGCAACCTCCCGTTGCTTCAGGTGGAATCGGTTCCCTAAATCAAAGCCAAAGCCCTTCCTCTTTGAGTCAGACCTCTAACTCAAATCAAGGCGCTTCTTCATCTGAGCCCGTCAATCTTGGAGCAAAGATGGCAGGTCCAAATGGAGCAATGACCGGATCCGGCAACCAACAGCAGTCAAGAATTGTTGGTGGCAACGGAGTGATGTAAACTACTCGGGCTGCTGGTTCGCATCGTCTCCTCCACCAGTGGCCCTCGGCCCGTCGAGCCCTAGCTCCGGGCCATTTTTTTGATACTCTTCGACACGGCGCATCCACTTGTCTTTGTAGCCCTCAAACTCGCGGCCACAAGACACAAACTCCTGTAGCTGGCCATCTTGGGCCACCATCAGGATCACACCCTGCGAGATATTCGTACCGTAGACCACATTATGCGCAACCGCATATGCCGCGGTCTGAACAAAATAGTCATCGATCCATCGGCGTTGCTTCATCCGATTGGTCTGCTTGAAGTCAATCACCGACTCCTTGTCGCTGTAAACCCCGATGCAGTCTGAAGTACCCGCATATTTGTTTGGGTAGTACAGCGGAATCTCTGTTCCCCAGACCTCGTTGACGTTGCGCATAAACGCATCGATTAGCTTGTACCCCATCCAGTACCCGCGGACCGCGAGCCATGATCGCGGAACAGGCAAGGGACGGTTCAGCAGCAAGCGCTCAACCACGCTGTGCATATGTGTACCAACCGTGGCCGCTTCGTTTTTGATCTTGTTCGCCTCTTCCTCGCCCACCCGTTCGACCCACGCTTTGAGGTGCGTCTGATCCTTGGTCGCGGACAGGATGGTGGTTACGCTGGGCAGGCGGTTCGGCCCATAGGTGCGACCAGTGGGGCTGTCATTTCTGACCAGCGGTTCGTAGACATACTTTTGGCGAACAGGTACGAGCATCATCAGATGAGCCACTCCTTAAAGTCTTCGCCCAGCACTTGGCTGGCAATGTTGATTTTGTTTCTGAGCGCCTTGACGATGTGCTCATCCACGGTTCCGGAAGCAATCAGATCGATATACACAACTTTGGAAGTTTGCCCGATACGATGAGCACGGTCCTCGGACTGTAGTCGGACTTCCAAGTCAAACGAGTTGCTGTAATAGATCACGGTCTTAGCTTCGGTGAGCGTCAGGCCGTAGCCGCCGGTCTTTGGATTACCGACAAAAAACCGGAGATCGCTGCCCGGGTCTTGAAACTTTTCAACGATCTGCTGGCGATCTTCCGTCAACGTATCTCCAAAGTACGTAGCCACTGCGGTCATCCCGTATTCCTTCTGAATGGCGTGGTAGATGCCCTCAATATCTCGGCGGTAGTTCGCCCAGATGATGACCTTCCCGTCCACTTCCTCGAGAGTCTCAAGTAGCTCCTTAATCCGGTTGCTAGGGATATCGATTACCGTACCGTCATCGGTTTTGGCGTGGCCGCAAACAATCTGATGCAACCGCATCAGTTGGGTCAGGGCGTTGTTTGTCGTCATCAACTGACCGTTCTCGAACTCGGAGAAGGCCATGCGCTTCATCTCATCATAGGCGCGGGTCTGTTCTGGGGTAAGTTCCACATCCCGGCGGGTATAAACCTTGTCCGGCAAGTCCAAGCATTCATCTTTGGTTACGCGAAAGGAGAACTGGTCAACGATCTGCTGTAGTTCGTCCAGTTTCCGGTACCCGGTGATCTGCTTAAAGGTGTGCGTAGCCATGCGCCGCTCAATCGTTACCGCGTAGCGGTTCTGGAAGGCGTAGTAGCTATCGAAGTTCAGGCAATCGGGGCTCAGGAATTCGCACTGGCTGTACAAATCAAGCGGGCTCTTGGTCACAGGGGAGCCTGTGGCGATGCGCCGATAGGCGGCTTCTTTACCTACCTTGATGATGTTCTTGGTGCGCATGGCTCGAGGCGACTTGATGGTTGTGCTCTCGTCAATTGCCATGAAGGACTTGGTTACTCGCAGAAAAGTACGGGCGAAATCCACACCTTTGACCGTGCTCAGGGCTTCGACGTTCATGATCAGAATGCGCAGGTCATCGACTGACTGATACATCTGTTCCATCTCGATCTTCTCCGCTTTGCGCGGGGAAGCGCTCCAGCAGGCCATTTTGTACGGCACGTGATCCGGCATATGCTTAGGGATTTCGCTGCGGTACCAGTTGCGGTACACGCCCTTGGGAGCGACGATCAACATCGCGTTGATGTACCCTTTGTCGTAGAGTATCGCGGCGTTGTTGATGAGCATGAAGGACTTGCCCGTGCCCATCTCAGCGAAAAGCGCCGCTTCGCGGTTCTCCCAGAACCGTTGCAGGTAGGCTGCTTGGTGTGCGAAGGGCTGGTTTTTGAACGGGTATTTTGTTGTGAAGTAGTCCACTTTCTTCCTTTCTTGGTAGGTGCTTGACACGACGAGAAAACTGATTGTACACTACGCAGACGTTTTGAGAAAGGAGAACAACGTGCCTACAGTTTACGTAGTGCAAGAGATGCCGAACCACAACATCTCTTCGGCCATCAAGTACGGAGAAGTACAAATTCTGCTGCCGCATACGGCACAGATTGCTTTTTCCATCGCCCCGATTGTTCGTCGCCTTATGAGGGCACTGCACAACTTCAAGGACGAAGATTATTTGCTTTTGACTGGTGATCCGGTAGCAATCGGCCTGACGTGCGCGGTTGCTGCTCAGGCAAATTCAGGGCGGTTCAACGTCCTGAAGTGGGATCGACGCGAGTACTTGTACATTCCTGTTAAGATTAACTTGTATCAGAAAGGAGAAGGTAATGAATGACATTTTTGAGGCCGATGCCGAGGCCCTGACGGTCAAGGACGATGAACTAGACAGCATTGCTGCTTTGGCTCGTCGCTCCAAGGAACTTCAGCGTGCAATTGAAGATCTGGAAGAGGACCTGAAAGAGCAGAAAGAACAGCAGCGCAAGCTGCTTGAAGAGGTCATCCCGGGAAAGCTTGCTGAGATGGGCATGAAGTCTTTCAAGATGGCTGACGGTAGCCAGATTGAGGTCAAGGCTTTTTACGGTGCCAGCATCAAGGAAGAAAACCGGGCCGCGGCTTACGAATGGCTACGAATCAACGGATACGACGACATCATCAAGAACACGGTCAGCGTCAGGTTTGGCCGTGGGGAAGATGAGTTGTGCGACATCCTCCTGACCAAATTGCGTACGGACAACTATCCAGTTGAACAAGCGCAAAAGGTCGAACCCCAGACGTTAAAAGCTTGGGTTCGGGAAATGGTCGAGAAGGGACGTGAGTTCCCCTCTGACCTGTTTGGGGCCCACATCGGGCAGAAAGCAACTATCAAGACCTAAGGAAGGTTTAAGAAATGGCTAAGACTGATATCGCTATTAAAGGCACTACCGCACTCGCAATCGCATCCACCTTCGAGGAGGATGCATCGGATGGCTTCAAGAACATGGGACAGGAGGATTTTGCCCTTCCGTTCCTGCGCTTGTTGACCAACACTTCGCCCGAAGTCGGCGAGGTGGACGGCGCACTGCCGGGGATGATCTTTAACACCGTCAGCGGGGAACTGTACGACGGCAAAAAGGGCATCACGGTCATCCCGTGCGCGTACGTGCGCAACTATCTGGAGTGGAGTCCCCGCGGATCGGGCTCCGGGGCTCCGATTGTGCATCCGGCAACATCCGACATCATGAGTCGTACCCACAAGGAACCCGGCGACAGCAAGGACTACCTGTCAAACGGGAACTACATCGAAAACACTGCCAATCACTACGTGATGGTGGTAAACGATGATGGCATTCCTGAGCCTGCCTTGATTACAATGAAATCGACGCAACTCAAGAAGAGCAAGAAGTGGAACAGCATGATGATGACCACCAAGCTCATGGGCAAGAATGGGCCGTACACTCCGCCGATGTACTCACACGTATATCGGTTGAGCACGGTCCCCGAGTCCAACGACAAGGGCAAGTGGTTTGGTTGGGAGATCAGTCGTATTGGCCCCATCGAGGACATGGGTCAGTACGCCGTGGCAAAGGCATTTGCTGCGCAGATTGGAGCGGGTGAAGTCAAGGTCAAACACCATGACGAAGCCGCTGTAGCGGAAGAAAATATCCCGTTCTGATCTTCGGGGGGAACGCCTGATGGGCTAGTACCCCCACTGTCCCCGAGAAAGAGATGACTGATATCAGCAGATTCAAAGCCATTTTTAGTGGCCTTGATATAGCCCACGGCACCTATAAAATTGAGACATCCCGAGGCGACGGTAAGCAGCAGGGAAAGGCCACGGTCATACGCCAGCCGCCCGTAGACGCGCTTTGGACCAAGCACCTAGAGGGTGTTGAGCCCTCTCTCGGAATCATCCCCATACGGGCAGACAACACTTGTATATGGGGCTGTATCGATATTGATCAGTACCCCTTTGATCACAAGAAACTCGTTGCCAAGATTGCTTCGTTGAACCTGCCTCTGGTGGTGTTTCGTAGCAAGTCAGGCGGCGCACACGTCTTCCTGTTCACCAAGGAACCTATTCCTGCTCGAGATATGCAGGACTACCTCAAGAATGCATCTGCATTACTTGGCGAGTCCGGTAGAGAGATCTTCCCCAAGCAAGCAGAAATCCTCGTTGACCGCGGCGACACAGGAAACTTCCTGAACCTTCCTTACTTTGCCGGTGACCGCGGAACGCGGTACGCATTCAATGAAGAGGGCGATGCCGCCTCGCTCGAGGAGTTTTATGCGCTGTACGACAAGTACGCCCAAGGAGTACCTCTTGTCCTGCCCGATCCCCCGAAGGTTTCTGACGCACCGATCAAGGATGGTCCGCCCTGCCTGCAAGCATTGTGTATGCAGGGATTCCCGGAAGGCACCAGAAATAACGGGCTGTTTAACATCGGCACCTTCCTCAAGCGCTCCCAACCGGGGAACTGGGAAGATGCGCTGGTCGAGCACAACTATAAGTATCTGAGCCCGCCTCTGCCCAACAATGAGGTGCAGATCCTTATCAAGCAGGTGGGCAAAAAGGATTACAACTACAAGTGCAAAGACGCACCCTTAAACTCCTTTTGCAACTCCGGCCTTTGCCGTACACGCAAATTCGGTATCGGCGCGGCAGGTCCTGACTCGCCACAACTAACTTCGTTGTCTAAATACGCTTCCGAGCCTCCCCTGTGGTTCCTCGATGTCAACGGACGACGGCTCGAGCTTGATACCGAGAGTCTGTTCTCTCAAGCAGCATTCCAAAAAGCTTGTGTTGAGCGCCTGAACGTGCTGCCGCCCACGCTTCTCAAGCGCGACTGGGAGGCAATGCTTAACGCTTTGCTTAAAGAGATGGTGGAAACGGAACAGATCAGCGAAGCTTCAGAAGACACTAGCCTGACGGGCAGGCTGATGGACCTGCTTGAGGAATTTACCGCTCACATGCAGCAGGCCATGGATCGGGATGAGATTTTGATGGGCAGGCCATGGACCGATGATGAAGAGGCCAAGACGTTCTTCCGGATGAAGGATCTCGAGGCGCATTTGAAGCGAAGTAATTTTATGGGAATGACCTCACCCAAAATTGCCCAGCGGTTGCGGGACATGAATGGCGAACCGGTATCCATGTTTCTTAAGGGCAGGACCGTACGGTGCTGGAAGATTCCAAAATTTGAGCGGCAAAGCGCTCCGTTTGATAGCCACACCAAGCGCAAAGAGAGCCCGTTTTGAATATCCAAAAAGTATTTGGCCCTCCGGGGTCAGGCAAAACCACTTTCCTTCTCAATGAAGTCGAGAAGGAACTGGCAAGTGGGGTTGATTCCACCCGGATCGGATACTTCTCCTTTACCCGTAAGGCGGCAAACGAGGCCAAGGAACGGGCAATCGTTAAGTTCCCTCATCTGCATGAGAAGCGGGACTTCCCTTACTTCAGGACGCTACACAGTCTGGCCTATATGGTCCTTGGCACCAACATCACTAACATGATGTCAGCCGAGCACTACAAAGAATTCGCGCAGCAAACAGGGCTGGAAATCGGAATAGCCGCCGAGGATGAAGTGGTCAAGGCCGATCACCCGATCTTAAATGAGATCAATATTGCTCGCATAAAGAATATCGACCTGCGTGAGCACTACAACAACTCAGGCATGGGCATCGAATGGCACCACTTCGAGTTTGTTGAACGTAGTTACCGGCACTACAAAGCAGCACACGATCTGATTGACTTTACCGATCTACTGGAACTGGCAATCGGTCGGCATGAATCGCTTCCCGCGCTTGAGACAGTCATCATCGACGAGGCACAAGATCTGTCTCGTCTTCAGTGGCAGCTGGTCGAGATTCTGGCAACCAAAGCAAAACGCACTTACATAGCAGGCGACGATGATCAGGCTATTCACCTATGGGCTGGGGCTGACGTGTCTAGCTTTCTCTCCTTCACTGGTTCAATTAGGGTGCTTGAGAAGTCCTACCGAGTGCCTCAAGCTGTTCACGCAATCGCCAACCGAATCGTCGCCCGCATCAAAACGCGCCAAGAAAAAAAGTGGGATCCACGATCTCATCAAGGCACCGTACAGGCCTACAGTCGCTTCGAAGACGTAGCCGTTGACGACGGCCAGTGGCTAATCATGGCCAGCGCAGGCTACATGCTCAACCCAATTTGCGAATGGCTCAGGAACAACGGAACGCTGTTCGAGCGACAAGGCGTATCCAGTATTAGCCCGGATATCGTTCAGTCAGTACGTGACTGGGAACACTTGCGTAAGGGCGGGCAAATTGGGTACGAAAACGTAAGACGAGTTTATCGGTACCTTGGTTCGGAAAATGTTGCTCGAGGTCACCGTACGTTTAAGAAAGGCGAGCAGGACGCTCTGTACACGCTTGAAGAACTGAAGGATAATCATGGCTTGCTAACTGATGCCATTTGGCACGTAGCATTAGAAAAGATTAGCGAAGACAAAAAGGCATACATGATAGCCGTGCTACGCAGGGGACAAAAGTTTTCAGAAACCTCGAGGATCAAGGTTTCGACCATTCATGGTGCTAAGGGCGGCGAGGCGGACAACGTGATGCTGCTTTTAGACCTAAGTCCAAAGTCTGCCGAGGAATACTGGCAGGATGCGGACAACATCAATCGTTTGTTTTACGTGGGTGTAACTCGACCGAGAGAGTCGTTGCATCTCATCATGCCGCGGCGCTCTGATCGAGGTTTTCAACTGTGAGCACTCTTTTCCCATTAAAAAGCGACTGGGTCGCGCCATCTTCGTTCCCTGACTTGTCAAACGCTACGGAGATTGCAATTGACCTCGAAACGTGCGATCCCAATCTCGAGTCTTTTGGTCCCGGTTGGCCTCGTAACGACGGCTTTGTTGTGGGGTACGCTGTCGCTGTTGATGGCTGGTCTGGGTATTTTCCAATCGCTCACTCTGGCGGCGGGAATCTTGATAAGCGGATGGTTAATCGGTGGATGGCTGAGGTCTGTGCCACCCGCGCAGACAAAATCTTCCATAACGCCGCCTACGACGTGGGCTGGCTCTGGGCAAGCGGCTTCGAAATAAAGGGCAAGATCCACGATACGATGATCGCGGCTCCTCTGCTTGATGAGAACCGCTTTTCGTTTTCGCTTAACAACCTCGGCTTTGATTACCTCAAGGAAACAAAGTCCGAACAGGGCCTGCGCCAAGCCGCATCCGACTTTGGTGTGCATCCAAAGAAGGAACTCTGGAAGCTTCCTGCTATGTTCGTTGGCGAGTACGCCGAACAAGATGCCGCTCTCACCCTGCGCCTATGGCAGCACTTTAAGATCAAGATGCGCCAAGAGGATGTCGAATCAATCTACGATCTCGAGTCAAAGGTTCTTCCTGTCCTCCTTGGCATTACCCGCCGCGGCATTCGGTTCAACCGATCCAAGTGCGAACATCTGATCGAGGAACTGATCGGGCAGTGCGAACAGGCAAAGAAAAGCCTGCATCAGATGACCGGGCATCACGTAGACATCTGGGCAGCACAAAGCATTGCCGCCGCATTTGATGCCGCCGGGGTTAAGTACCTACGGACCGATGCCGGTGCTCCGAGCTTCACCAAGAGCTTCCTCGAGGAATGCGGCGAACTGGGCAAGCTCATCATCACTGCCCGGGAAACGGACAAGACCCACGGCACCTTCTTGCGCCCCTACTTGGATTTCAGCAAGAAAACCGGGCGCATCCATCCCCACATCAACCAGCTACGCTCTGATGAAGGCGGCACCGTCTCTGGGCGGCTGTCCATGTACTCACCCAACCTTCAACAGGTGCCCGCTCGCCATGAAATCATCGGACCCATGGTCCGCGGGCTATTCATGCCTGAAGAAGGACAACTCTGGGCGTCAAACGATTTCTCCTCCCAAGAACCGCGCCTGCTGGTTCACTACGCAAGCCTCTTGGGGTTGAACGGTGCCGACAGCATGGTCGATGCCTACCAGCAAGATCCCAACACCGACTTTCACCAGATGGTCGCCGATATGGCAGGGATCAAGCGCAAAACCGCCAAGACCATCGGCCTTGGCTTGATGTACGGCATGGGCAAAAATAAACTCGCCGCCCAACTCGATCTTTCAGTTGAAGAGGCCGAAGAACTGACCAAAATCTTTCACGCCAAAGTCGCCTTCCTTAAAGGAACGGTGACCGCGGTTATGAAACGCATCGACAACCCCGCCTCCGGCGGCGCAATCCGTACTCTTCTTGGTCGCAAATGTCGCTTCCCCCTGTGGGAGCCACAGCAGTGGGGGTCAAACAAGCCTCTGCCGTATGAACAGGCCGTCATTGAATACGGACAAAGGATCAAGCGCAGCGGCTCGTACAAGGGCTTGAATCGCCTGATCCAAGGATCCGCCGCAGATCAGTGCAAAATGGCCATGGTAAAGCTCGAAGAAGCAGGATTTAAGCTGCTGCTCCAAGTACACGATGAGATCGCAATCAGCGTTGAATCTGAGGCTCAGGCACGTGAAGCAGCGGACATCATGGCCAACTGCGTGACCATGGAAGTCCCCAACCGGGTCGATGTAGAAATCGGACCTAGTTGGGGGGAAGCAAAGTAATTATTTGAGGGATTTTCTTGCGGCCTTAACTAATTCAATCTGAATCAGCTTGTCAATGTAGTGCCTAGCCTTCCTCAAATCCTCGATGGGCGTGCCCTTGCGGTGCCAACGGCTTAGATACTTGACAGCATTGCCATCAAAGTATCCTAGCCCCCAATCCTCGATCACGTCCCACGTCTCATACTGCTCATGCTTGTAGTGCGCACCTCCTTCCCTACGAAGGCGCGAAGCAGAGTTTGACCATTCATCAGGGGTCACATCATCCAGTGATCTCATCTTTTTGCTCCTTTGCAATAATGGGCCTGCCATTGGGCAGTGGCGCTAAATCTATCCTCTTCAACTCATGATCAATGGTCGTGAATCGATGACCGTTCTCGCACAAGAACCTTCTCCTCGGTCCGGATAACGTTTTTCGCGTTTCCATGACCGCGGACCGCGCTCCGCACTCCGGGCAAAGCGTTCCCATCCATTCCGGAATGCGCTGCTTTTTCGTCTCCTCGTTCAAGGCAATTTCTTCCACACTCGTCTCCATATTCCCATCTTCGGAACTGTCTTCCACGACAACACTGTCTGCACCAAGGTCATATCTGAACAAAAACTCCTCGCCGGAGCCCTACGCACATACCCCGTGCCCATCTTTGATAGGTCCCAATCCTTAACAAACTTTCCTGCTTTCAACATGTTCCATGACCCTCCCAAATTGCCCTTTTCCAACCAGCAACGTACCCGTCAAAAAAGGCACACCACTGAGTGACCGGATCCGGGTGCTTTTTCTTTTGCTTTTCCAACTCAACCAAGATCATCCTTAGCCGGTAGTCCGCATAAGCCTTCGCCCCATCTAACATCTCTTGCGTTGGCTCAACGTTATGGTGCCTCACTGTCCACCTGCTTCAAACTAGACATAACACCATTAAACGCCGTCTCCATGATCTCCAGCATCTTCTCGCGCACCTGATTAACATCCGCACCCGTTGCTGATAAATGCTGTAATTCCCTCACCTGCAACCCTAAATGAACCACCCCGTGCGCCACTCCCATGGCCTGCCCATATGTCAACCCATTCATGCGTTTTTCCCCTGTAAGAGAGCCTCAATGGCCCGTGCAAAAATATAAACATCCCCCTCATACACACTTAGTCCCGTGTGAACGATGCATTCGTTGATCTCCTGCATCGTCAACTGCGTCCAAGGTCTTGGGGGCTCTTCCATCTGCGAATAATCCGGCACCCACTGGGGCGACCGTCCGATTGGTTCCATCTTCGCCCCTATGCCATAAAAAATTGACTCAATACCAACGCTCCAGCTGACAGCCCCAGCACATACCCAACGCAAAATGCTAGTAACCAGTCCATCCAGATTTCACTCATGCTGCTCGCTCCTCTCTTACTAACCGGTAATCGTGAAACGCTGTTCCCAACGCCGCATTGCCAACAGAACAGTTCTTAACCCACACCCTCTTGCCCAACTTCGTCATGCGCCAATGCCCCCGGCGCTCATGAAACCGCGGACTGGCATGAGTCCCACCCTTGTGCTCCTTGGGATACACAATCGTCTTCGGATCAATATCTAACGTCGTCCACGTATACGTAGCAGGCTTGCCCTGCGCAAACTTCCTCTTGTTCGTAAACGTGTTCACCAACGTCGGAACGTGCGCCGTTACCGGGGTTCTCTCCAGCGCTTTTAAAAAAATCGCAATCGTGGCCACCGTTATCGTGGTCAGATCCCTGTTCTTGCTCTCTTTGGGCGTCTGCAATTCTCGATTCCTAATGTCAAACCGGATCGGCGGAATCCTGTACTGAACCCTACTACCGGGAGGTAGCTTTAACTCCCCGTTCTCCATCCATCCCTTGTGAAACACAATCCCCGTCGCACCCCAACGAAACCGCTCCTCGAGCTTTTCCACCACAAAAAGACAATACTCATTACCAATTGAATCCGTCCCGATCAAACAACACTGCGGAAAGGGCAGATGACCATGTTCAACATCATCCAACATCGTCTCATTGCCCTTCTCCGGCATCATCCCCGTCATGTCAAACCACTTAAAATCCTCAGGAGGATTGTCCGGGTAGACAGACAAGATCTTTCGCATCAGCGGAGTCATGCGGCCTGCTCGCTTAATTGATCGTGGACCGCGGACCGCGGCAGGTTACGCAAGTAATACGCATACCCCGGCTCATTGTTCAGGTAAAAATCTTCCCTGTCCCTAATGCTGTAGGCAAACTTGTTATCAGACTTGGTTCGGTCCAGTATTCCTTCTTGATACATGCGCATCAACTGGTTAGACACGGCCTTCCTGCCAGCTTTTGTAAAGTCAAATTTGCATAGCGGAGTCGCCCCGTTCTCCAACAGAAACTCCAATATAAACTCTCTCGTCGTGCTCTCATCAATCATCATTCACCTCAAAACAAAGCATCAGGTACATTCGACAAGTCCAGCCTAGGTTTTCGCTGGCGTTTGATTTTCTGCACGATGTGTGGGTATGGCGGTACAGACCACACCCACCGTACTACTTGGCCTTCGTCGTCAAGGATTCCGTACTTCATTCTGCGGCCTCGTAAGTCATCCGAAAGATTTTATCTTTGCAGGGATAGTGTTCGCCCATCACGCCGGTGATGATCCAGTCGCCGGGGGTGACGATGTGTCCGCCCTCAAGGGTGGATACCCAACCGAATACACCGTTGTCCCAATGTGGCGGTGGTTTTTTCACGGCAGGATGGTCGCCCATCTCAAACCACTGCGTTGCCTCAATGGCTATTGGTTTCTTGCGGTACTTCATCTTTTACTGACCCTTTAAAAATAGACGCCCAAAAATTGTCAAGTATCTTTGCCTTAACCTCTTCGCGCCTGTCCTCTGGTATGTCTTTGACCGACTCATTGAGTGCATCAAGCACCGATTGAATCATCTGTTGCGGGGTAATAGGTGTGCTCATGTGTTCTTTTCCAGACTGTTGCGGAGCATTGCGTCATCCCAACCCTTCTTGTATGCATCAGCCAAATCGACTTCTTTATAAACTTTATTTATCGTTTTATTCTGTGACCATACTTGTTCACAGACTTTCTTCACAACACGCCGCAAAACTTGTTCTTCGCTCAAAGCCTTTGCTAATCCGCCCATGTGCTCTCCTCATCAGACCATCTGCCGCACTTGCCACACTGCCAATTGATTCGGTCAGTGTAGTAATGCCGTTTGACTTGCCCACCGTGGAACCAATCGCACCACCATTTTGATAGCCAGTCAGCCACCGTTCTTCTCCTCGTTGGGCCACTGCGCCCACATAAACGGTTTGCCAACCAAGTGCTCTTTCTCAAGCACTGCCGTCACAAACTCCAGCGGCGATACTTGAACCAATCTCTCCCGCTCATGCGCGGCGACAAGGGCGGCGAAGCTATCAAGATATGGGTCAAACCAATTTAAGTCCCACGATCCGGGAATTTCCGCCTCCCGCGCCATGCGGATGATGTCTAATCTATCCACCATTCTTCTCCCGGAGCTTTTGTTCAATCAACACGTAAAAGGCCAACAACCCCCCATCACCAAGCTGTCCAAGAATGGTCTGATACTCATCATCCTCAAGTGTCTGCCAACCAGCGACAACGGACCGCGGACCGGTGTTCTTCTCCTTTAACCGCTGCTCGATGGCCAGAATCAACCGTTCACTGACAAAACGGTTTGTCTGAAAATCTTTGATTTCCTCTTCTCCGAGCCCAACCCATCTGCGCGGAACCATGCCCGCCAGATCAGTCAAAAACTCCATCAAAACCTCCTTCCTCTTCATCGCGCTCCCCCATTAAACCCAGATGGATTTAGTTTCTTAAAACATGTCTCACACTTCCACCGGTACCCCTTGGTCTTTAAGTTAAAGGTGCGAAACTTGGCCGGTGCCTTCTGACACTGCTGGCACAAAGGCGGCGTTTTTTCCGGCGTTTTTTCCGGCGTTCTTTCAGTCGTTTCCAACATTCACTCCTCTGTGGGGACAATCTCGTCCCTCGTTGCATTTATAAGTGCAGCAAAAGCTCGATGCCACAACTCCCGACTGACCTCCACCGTGTGCATCCGATGCCCGCAATGCGTGCAAACAACCCTCCTCTCTACCCACGGAAACTTCCCCTCCTGCTCTCCCGACTGATACTGCCGGGTGTCCAAAGTCTTCGTTTTTGTCAGGCAATTCGGGCAGTTCAAAGGTCTTCCTCCTCGCCGCGGACATAATCGTTGTAAGAAGGAAGACTTGAGTGCTGATACCTCTCCAACAAAACTTGATGAATCCGGTCAAAAGTGTCCTCACTAAGCAGGTCAGTAATGTCATAACTCTCATGAAAAACACACTCCACTACGAACGTTGGAGGTAGGTCCGGGGTCAAAAGTAACCCCGTCCCGGGCTCTTTTTCCCCTTCTTCAGGTTCCTGAAACTCATAGTCGACACTCAGCGTGACCCCGTCAAGCTGGATGTCAGAAGTGACTAGCTCTACGTAGACATCGTAGCGGTTGGTCATGATCTGTCTCCAGAAGCGTTTAGCATGTCCTGCAAAGCCTGCTCCAAGAGTTCTTGAGAGACAGTCTCGACAGCCTGTGTAAGCAGGGTTCGGACCTCTTCCAAGGTTGCTATGGCATCCTTTGGTGAGTCAAAGTTGTCATAGAGGAAGTCAAGAAGGACCGCGGCCCGGTCTTTTTTAGGGAAAACGTCGTTAGTTGGCATGAGTGTAGTGTTTGTAGTGGTTGCGTTAGTTAGGATCTGTGCTTCGGTCGTTGTGAAGTGAGGAGAGTAACAAGGTCTAGTGTTACTGTCAAGCGGCTGACGAAGGGTGTGAAATTAGGCGAAATGGTGCTTTTTTGCTTAAATTTTAGGCAAAATAGGGGGGATTACGGGAAAAACGGGTTCCTATAGAACTTTTGAGGACATAGGTGTTTTTTTTTTCAAATTTGTGAGATTTGACGTAATAGACGTAATGCCGTAATAAGTGAATGAAATCAAGGGTTTGGAGCTACACGTCACATTACGGTGTGGTTTAGAGACGTAATTTCTAGGGGAGATCCGCGACAAGAGGAGGTGAAAAAAAAAACATGCCTATGTCCTCAAAAGTTCTATAGGAACCCTTGATTTGGTTGGCGGGGGGTTTGGCGGTGGTTCTGGTTGAGTGCTGGCGGACCGCGGACCGAGGATTCATGCGGCTTTGCGGGGAGGGGTTGTCTTTTGTGTGCCAACTGACGTACAATTAGGCCCGTTGCCCATGGAGTTGGTTGATTGTGTTTACGATAGACAAAAACGTGTCACAGCCGAACGGCAGAACGCGGTACCCCTTTGACCAGATGGAGGAGGGGGACTCGATTCTGTTCAAAGACTTTGGACAGGCTAAATCGGCCCGTGTGGCCGCGTTGAGGTTCGTCCGAAGGTATCGGCCCAGCTGGGCGTTTACAGTGCGTTCTGTGCCCTCTGAGGGCGGCTGGCGGCTATGGAGAACCGAATGACGAAGAAGGACGTTTGGAATGTCCCTCCTGTCATACCCCCTAAGGTAGCAACGCGGACCGCTGCCGTTGTTCCGAAGTTGCGTGCGGCTAAGACTTTGTCGGCCAAAGAATGGAAGTTTGTTCAGGAGTATGTGAGCGGCGATGGCCGGGTCACGCTCAAGGATGCTGTGAAGGCCGCGGGGTTTGAGACTACGAATCCCAACGTCAAGGCATGGCAGCTGACGAACCCGAAAATGAACCCCCATGTGGTGGCCGCGATTCAAGCGTATCGGGCGGAGTTGGCATCGAAGTACAACACCAACTATGACCGGCACATGCGGGACTTGCAGATTATCCGCGACAAGGCTATTGAGGCGGGTGCTTTTGCTGCCGCGGTCAACGCTGAGTATCGGCGGGGACAGGCCCTTGGGACTATCTACATCGAGCGCAAAGAGATCCGGCACGGGACCATTGATTCGATGAGTAAGGAAGAGGTCGAGCGCAAGCTTGATGAGTTGAAGCGACTGTACGGACCGGCTCCTACCGCAATCATTGACGCGACCACAGGTGAGGTCACTGAAACGCTTGCGAGAGAGGTAGATCCCGCCTTTGATCCCGGGGTCGAAGAACCCCCTGAAGATATCATGGAGATGATCGATGCCAGCACCGAAGAAAAGGAAGACTGAGGCAGAGTTCTCAGCGGTAGTCAGGAAGGCCCTTCCCGGGGCCTCTGTGACGCCTTTAGAATCTCGGGCTACCTTAGGCCTTCCCGACCTCCTTGTCGCGCTCCCGGGGCGTTTTGCGATGGTTGAGCTTAAGGTCAGCTATGCCAAGATGGTTTATCCTCGGCCCCATCAAGTAGCGTTCATGGTCAAGCACTGGGAGATAGGGTGTCCTGTGTACTTGTTGGCGCGGTTCCGAGAGGATGACATTTGGGAAAAGGGCGATACAAGGGCGGTGCTCTTTGAGGGCAACAAGGTGCCGGAACTGTTGAAGAAGCACGTGGATCGGGTGCCTCCTCTGGGGCAGTGGCCAATCGACAAGATAGATTGGCATGAGATGGCTAACCTGATGGATCGAAGGTAGGGAAAGTACCTAGTTGATCCACCCTCCAGGCAGTGTTATAGTCTCTTCACTGCATGTTGCAGATAACCAAGAGAGGAAACGATGATCAAGTGTGTATTCAAGGAAGACACAGCTAAATGGGAGGCCTCCTACCATGAGGCCGCGATGGGTCAGCTAGGCCCTTCTTGCTATGGCGAGACGCAGTACGATGCGATCTGGAACCTTGGCCACACGATGGGAGTTTATCCCCACAAGTTTGCAAGGGATCTGGGAGAATACTTTGACTCCAACAACCTGTTGAAACAGGTTTACGAAGACAAGGAACGGATACCTACTTAATCAATGTCAACTAGAGAAAACCCCTAGTTGACTATTCACTAGGGTAGTGTTATAGTGTCTTCACTGCATGGTGCAGTCAATAAAGAGAGGATAGAGATGGATATGAGCAGAAAACCCCAGTGGTACAAACTGACCCGGAATGTTGAAAACACCAGCCGGGATCGTCGACATACTGATAGCTGGTTATCTTGGCCTTTTTTGCCAAAAGGCATGATGATGGAGGTATGGCCCTCATATAAGGATTCGCCGGACGACAATGATCCTCGGATCATTTACATTGGTCGGCATTGCGTGTTTTCTGACGACCTTCAGGATGCGCTGATTGATGCCGCGGTGCCCATCACTGGTGAAACCTTCGAGGAGCTGTGCAAGCTTCACGGGTTTGGAAGCAACACGTCACGAGAGGCCGCGGTAGAGGTGCTCGAGCACGCTATGCGCAGTGGGTGGTTGACGAAGGATCAGGTCATCGAGGGCCTGCAAGCGTGGGAGCAGGTCTGATGATTTTTCGTCCAAACCATGATGACGAATTTGAGCAGCCTTACAGCATTGAGGCTGCGATCAAGCAGTGGGCCTTTGATGTTGGCCGTGATCGCCCTGACGTTGCGTGGCTGCTGTCCCCTTATGACACATGGGAAGCAAACCCGTTTTATAAGGGCGAACCGCAGCCGAACCCAGAAGCGTATCAGGACCTGTACTATGGGGACTACTCAGGGTAAACCCTATTAGGGAAACTCCCTAGTTGCACAGGTGGTCAAGTAGTGTTATAGTATTATCACTGCGAGTTGCAGTGAATCATAGAGGAGAGCGTGATGGTGGTTATGATTGTTCCGATCAAAAAAGCAGGCAAAACGTCCGGGTGGATTGTCTGCACAAAATTCGGCATGCGGTATCAGGGCGAAACCCAAGACAAACTGTATTCTTCGGAATACTACGGAATACCGCAAGAAAAGCGTACTTTCCGCACGTTGAAAGCAGCAAAGGCCTATGCTGGTGTGGGGAGGGACTGATCATGCAATTGTTTGACGATATCACGCAACCCCTTGATTCTATGCCTGATTTTGTCCGGGCCGATTTTGACTACCCCTGCGCTACTGTTTACGCTGATAGTGGTGAGGGCGAGGTGCTCGAGTTCGATGTGGAGACTTACGGATGTGATCGGGATTTTGTGATCGCGGTACGCGACGCAGCCCGAAGGATGGCCGAAAAAATAGGTTGTAACTGGGGAGACAACCTGTTATAGTGTTATCGTCTTAACCTAGAAAGAAGAGAGGGCATCATGCTAAAGACAGTAGCGGTATCAGGCAACGGGAAAACCGGTCCAATCGCAGTAACGTATCGTAGCGGCGAGCATTCGATTTTTGGCACCTGTCCGAGGTCGTGCGCATTGAATCCGAAGGGCGAGCATAGCGCGGACCTAGTGGATCAAGAGTACTTAGCCGCCTTATCTGATGCTGTACCACGTAAAGGGAAAGCCTTTACTTACTCCCATTTTGGGCGCAGCGTTATCCCGAAACCTGTAACGGGAAAGACCGTCATTAACCTATCATCCGACGCAGTATCCGACGCTGTCGCGAATGTAGCCGCGGGCTATCCCACTGTGTACGCTGCGCCACATGACAGCGCTGATCAATGGCCCGCTCGGATTGACGGCGTTCGGTTTGTGCGCTGTCCTGCGGAACTGTCCGAAGGGTTCACATGCAGGGATTGCGGCAATGGTGACCCGCTATGTGCGAGGCCGAATCGCGAATTCGTCGTCGTATTCGTCGGACACAGCCAGCAGAAGAAATTAGTCGGATCAGACGACAAGGGCGGCTGTTATGCTGGTGTTGGGCGGGTAGTTATGCAATGGCACGCCACCAAAAAAACCGGGCATAAAAACGACGCAGCAGCTGTCCGGGAATTCGCAAAATCCCTTCCGATTGGTTCGATCCTGCGTCATCATGTGGCGGGCGATTGCGGCAAAGAGGCCACAATTTGATAATCCTTGTCGTTTTAATTTGGGTTGTTTTGTGGTGGCTGGTTGATTGGATGGACAATAAATAGCGGGGGCAGTTAGCAGCAGGTTGCTAACTGCCGTAGTGTTAGGCTATAGGCCGAAACTATTGCGGCAGTGTGCAAGATAGCTGTTTCCGAAACGGTCCGATTAAAACCGGGCCTCGAAAAACCACAAGTTGACGCTTGCGCGTGGGTTTCAAGCAGTGTTATAATGAGCCACGGTCCGCGGTCCGCGGACCTTAACCAGAGAGGATAGAGTCATGGAATACAGCATTTTGGAAGTGTTAATGCGTCGCGATGACATGGACCGCGACGATGCGCTGTCGTGGATCGAAGACGCTAAACAAATGGTGCGCGAGGGCGCGGACCCTGAGGAAGTTTGTAGGTATGAATTCGGGCTCGAGCCCGATTACATGTGGGATTTGCTCGAGCTCTGATGCTGGCGGTCCGCGGACCGCTTTTCGCTTTTTGTTTCCCTCGAAGAGGGTTCGGTGGTGGCGGGGGTGGGTGGGCCCGCCTTTATTCAAGAGAGGATAGCTATGGATCAAATCGCATTGTTTACTCGTTTTGTCCCCTGTACGGATACTAAAGGCGCTCGCATTCGCGTTGCTCATTGGGATGCCCGGGATCGGAAGGTTCGCTCGGGGTTCTATCCGTATGACCACAGCGAAGATAGTTATGGTGCCCATGTGCAGGCGGTCTGTCGCCATATTCAGACGTGTAAGGTTCGCGATGTCTGGTGGGTGAGCACCTTTAGGGAAGCAGGCCGCAATCTGGAAGGTAACGGGTGGGTGTTTACGCTTGACCCAGCAGACAAACCACGCTTGACCCCCGGGGCCAAGTAGCGTTATAATGGGCCACGGTCCGCGATCCGCGGACCCCAACCAAGAGAGGATAGAGTGAACATTCAAGAACTGCGCAAGCACACTAGTAACCTGTTCGCGGATCGCGAGACTTTGACCGAGGCCCTCGAGTATGCCCAGCAGGTGGCAATGGCCAGTGATAACCCGATGGCCACCATGACCGCGGTCATGGTCGTGCTCAATACGATCGCCAACCGGCTCGAGGTGGCAGAATGATTGTCGAAAAACACACCATGACGATCATGGAGATGCTGGTACTTCGCGCTCGGCTGCGCCTCGAACTTGCTGGGCTTAAGCCTAGCGGACCTGCTGCCACCACCGTGCTTCGCAAGCACGGGTACCGCGGACAGCGACTCAAAATGCTGGCGGACCTGAGCCGGGACATCGATGTCACTTTGAATCCAGCGCTTGCAACCCAGCAGCAGGCAGTGTTATAATCAAGGCTCCGGAGCACGGTGCTCCGGAGCAAACCATAGAGGATAGAGAAATGAAACAGATCAAGACAGTCACCATCGGAAGCCAGACCTTCGCGATTCCAGCAACCAGCAAAGTCGAACAGATCGTAGCGGTCCTGCTGGGTCTGACCCCAGTCGAAACCAAATGGGGCGATTCGTACCGGGACAATGTCCAGTACGTGAAATCTAACTGCGATCTGACGCTGGGCGTGCAACTGGTGGCCGAGTCGGAAGAAGAGGCCGCGGCACTGGTGGCAGTAAAGAATCAGAAGCGTGCCGAAGCAAACGCGGCAGCCGAAGCAGTCCAGGCATAACACTACCCAGCCCCTCGGGGCTTCACCCACGACCCGCCGCTCGGCGGGTTTTTTTTCGCCCGCGTTTTCGTCCCTAAAATGGTGGAGGCGGGGGTGGGCGGGCCCGCAGCACATGTCAATAGGTGCTTTCCCCTATTTTTTCTTTTTTTCTGAACTGGTTCCCTCGAAGAGGGTCGGTGGTGGCGGGGGTGGGTGGGCCCGCCTTGCAGTCGTTCCACTCCTTCGGCGTACAACTTATCAACAAGGGGGAGGGCCATCTAACCACCGTCATCGCATACGCTCAGACTCTGGCTCGATTTCTCTCCCAGAAAGTGTGTCAGAATACTTTTTGACACTACCGGGGGACCAAAAAGGACCCCCTTATACCCAAATGGGTATATGCCCCTAAAATTTTTGCAAAAATTTATCACTCGACCTAATGGCCCTTACCCGTCAGACCGCGATTGCCCCCACTGAACAAGTCCGCGATGAGTTCTTAAAGCTCCAACTCCGGTTGCAGTTACTGGAGATACGCGAGCAATCAACAACGAACTTTCTGTCCTTCTGCCGGTACGTCTGGCCCGAGATGCTCGTTGGCGAGCATCACAGGATTATTGCTGAGGCTCTTGATAGGGTTATTGAAGGCAAGTGCAAGCGCCTGATGATTGCCATGCCGCCGCGCCATGGCAAGTCACAGATGGGAAGCTACCTATTTCCTGCTTATCTGATGGGCAAGCGTCCGCAATCAAAGTTGATTGTTGGTTCGCACACGGGCGAGTTAGCGCAGCGCTTTGGTCGGATGATTCGAAATCTTGTAGATGAAGAAAAATACAAAGAACTCTTCCCCGAGATGAGCTTGTCCGTGGACAGTAAAGCTGCTGGCCGGTGGAATACGAACAAAGGCGGGGAGGCGTTCTTTATTGGTAAGGGCGGTGCGATGACCGGGCGCGGTGGAGATATTGTCATCTTGGACGATATCTTGGACGAGCAGGATGCTACGTCGGACACGGCGATGGAGGCCACGTGGGAGTGGTACACGTCCGGTCCCCGGCAGCGGTTACAGCCGGGTGGTTCGATCATCGTTATCAATACCCGGTGGAAGACGGATGACTTGTCGGGAAGGTTGTTGCGGCAGCAAGGTCAGTTGAAGTCTGACCAGTGGGAGGTATTGGAGTTCCCGGCGATCTTGCCTTCTGGCAATCCTTTGTGGCCCGGTTACTGGTCCTTGGACGAGCTAGAGAAAGTCAAGGTCAGCATTGGGATGAAGAAGTGGCAGGCCCAGTGGCAGCAGCAGCCGACCAATGATGAGGGGGCGATATTAAAGAGGAACTGGTGGAGAAAGTGGCGGTTCAAAGAGCCGCCTGAGTGTGAGTATTTGATTCAAACGTACGATACGGCGTACAGCAAGAAGGAGACGGCTGACTTCAGTGTGATCAGCACGTGGGGTGTGTTTACGCCGGATGCTGATTCTGGGCCTAATTTGATTTTGTTGAACGTGCGCAAGGGCCGGTGGGATTTTCCGGAGCTCAAGAGGATTGCCAAGGATGAGTATCGGTATTGGAATCCGGACAATGTTTTGATTGAGGCGAAGGCGACGGGTACGCCGTTGCAGCAGGAGTTAAGGAAGTTAGGGATTCCTGTGACGATGTATTCACCGGGTGGGCGTAGTAAGACGCAAGACAAGGTAAGTCGGGCAAATGCTGTTGCTCCCTTGTTGGAGTCAGGAATGATCTGGTATCCTGAGGGGCAGGAGTGGGCGGAAGAACTTGTGGAAGAGCTTGCTGCTTTTCCGAACAGTCCTCATGACGATCAGGTAGATGCGTCGGTAATGGCGTGGATGCGGTTTCGTCAGGGCAACTTTATTTCGTTGCAGGATGACGAAGAGGATGAGCCGTCGCAAGAGGAAGCCACTCTTGATTACTACTAAGTAGGTACCCCGGTATGGCGATTAGCACTTTTGAAGAACTCAGCGATGCTGTGATGCAGGCTGAGAGTCAGGGTAAGCGGTATGACAAGAATGGCAGACCGCTGACATCTTCGAAGGGGGCCAAGGGTGAGATGCAGGTCATGGATAAGACCTTCAAAGGCCCGGGTTTTGGGGTGGAGCCGCCAAGGGATAAATCTTTGGACGAGCGGGCGCGGGTTGGCCGTGAGTACTTGAAGGCCATGGTTGACCGTTATGGGGACATGCCCACCGCGCTAGTCGCGTACAACTGGGGTCCCGGGAACGCGGACCGTTGGCTAAAGACCGGGTCCGACATTGGTAAGCTGCCGTCAGAGACAAAGAACTACGTAACCAAGATTCTTGGCGGGTTTACGCAGCCCACTCAACAGGCTGTTGCACAAACGGCTGAACCGACGCTAGATACGTACTATCAGCCTTCGAATCCGATGGCGGGTAAAGCTGCTACGCAAGAGCGGATGAGAAAGCCTGCTCAACCTTTACAGTCTTCTCAAGCACGTCCTGATATTAGCAGTCTTGGCCCAAGTTATCAAGCGGCGTTGGCTTTAGCGGCGCTGGGTGATACGGATGAAGAGGATGAGGCGTATCAAGAGAAGCAGAGTTATAACGCTGCGTTCAAGTTACCAGAGGAGCCCACTGCCAAGAGCCAGTTGGCCAGTTTAGATTTGAAGATCAAGAGTCCTTTTGCACAGGAAGAACCGGTCACTTTGGCTAGGGGCGGGGTGGTGCATCGAGCGGACGGTTCTCCGGAAGCAGGAGAACAAACTGTTGGCTACCCGGCAAATATTCGTTTTTCTTCACGCGGACAACGCGGACCGATTTCCGCTGCGCTCGAGAGTGGTGAGGGCTTGAAGGAGGCGGGGCGCGGGGTTGTTGAAAATGTGTTGCCGAACTGGGCGGGTGCGCCGGTTGATATTGGAACAATGTTGATGCGTCCGTTTGGATATGACGTAAAGGCTCCTGTTGGCGGGAGCGAATCTATCAAGGAATTTTTGAACAGGGCCGGGATGCGTAAAGGCGAGCCAGAGGATAAAACCTTGGCTGGTTTTTACGAGGCAGGAAATCTTGCTTCGGGGTTAGTGAATCCTGTTGGTGCGACGCGGTCCGCGGTCCGTGCTGCGGGAACCGCGGCTCAGAAAACGGGCGAAGCTGCCAAGATGTTGGAGGATGTGACTGTTGGGAACGTGCAGCGGGCAAGGATTCGCCGTGCTGGGGAGGAGGCGACTAAGATTCCGGAGACGGCGTACGACCCATTGCGTAAGCGGATGGAGAACAACTTGTTCTTTATCACTTCTCCTGTTGGACGGGTGATTCCTACTACCAACACCAGCGATGTTCCTATTCGGACGGCGGAAGAAGCGCAGCGTGCTATTGTTGAAAATACGTATGGTACGTATGAGTCCAAAGGGTTGATAAAAAAAGGGGAAGAACAATCCTCTTTGGATGAGTACACAAACAAGTTGTTTATAGCCGCAGACAATAGTATGCGAGGGAAGCCGGAAGTTATGGCCCCTGTAAAACAGTTTTTGGAAACCAAGTTGGTTCCATGGCTAAAAAATGAAGCCAGTACGGTGTCGGATCCCGTCAGGGAAGGGCTGCTTTCTGGAAAAATCAAGTTTCCCAAAGGATCAGAGCAAGAGGCCTTGTTCCCTCAGGCAATATTAGATGCTGCGAGAAGCGGGGACACTACAGCAATGCGCTGGGTCGAAAGACAGTATGACGGCCTTTTGGGGGTAAAGGGGTACCTAAGACGAGAAGAAGGCAATGCCTTATCTGCTCAAGCCGCAGGAGAGGCAGAGCACTATAAGATGCAGTCGTTGATTTTGGACCAGATGAGACGTAATCCAAATCTGATTCCGGATACTTTGATTGCACGGTTGCGTGGAAAAGACGTTACCAAAATGCCGCAGACTCCGGTTAAATTGGCAGAAGGAGAAAAACTGACCGCGGACAAGATGACTCTTGGACAACTTGTTCAGGACACCAGAGACAGAATTGAACGAACGCAGGGCGGGTATTTTACAAACGAGCTTGAACCCAAGCTTTTGAAGTTGTTCCCTAATCTGCGTGCTACCAAAGCAAGTGATCTTGTAGAAGGCACTGAGCCTTTAACCCCTACAAAACAATCGATGTTGAAGACCCCGGAAGGGATTGCGGCACTTGGGAGACACGAGCCGATTTTGCACGATGTTGGTAAAAATCTTGTGAAGGAAGTAGAAGCGGGGGACGTTAACCGCATTTTGACGGGGCCTTCTCCTTTGGGGCTTAGTCAGAACGACATCAACCTTGGGCTAACCAGCATAGATCCTTCTGCGTTGAAAAACATGGGGGTCAGCGAATTTTTTTCCAACGTCCTTAAGCTCAAACAAGGGCAGCAAACGTTTGGTGACATTGGTCGAGAAGTAAAAAGGTTGGCAAAACAGGGCAAACCCGTGCCGATTGAAGTGGCAGGGGCAGGAACAAAAGAGGCTTTGCCAAAAGATACGCAAGGGTTCCAGTGGAGAGAGATTACTGACCCGCTGGCTACCCATGTTCCGGCACAAGTTATAGATAATTCAATTGCAGGTTACGCTAGGTATGGGGCCTACGGGCCGCTACGTAACGGTCGAAAAGCCTTGGATGATGGCAGTATTCGATTGTTTACTTTGTATGG